TACAGAGCCACAAAGCCGCGTATGGGTGGATATCGATGAAATTGAAATTGATGATCATGCGCATGACTGGGATCGTGAGTATCGTGAGTGTTTTCACGAAGCCGTAGAGTGGGCAATTATTCGTTTTAAGGAGTTAAACAAATGAAAGTTAAAGTAACGTATGACCCCAAGCCCGTACCATTTTGCAATTTTGATTACGAGGCTTACGTCGACAGTTGGGATCTTGGTGATCCTTTGGGTTATGGCTCCACCCAAGAAGAGGCCGTTCAGCATTTGCTTGATCAACTAGAAGGAAGTGAAAATGAGACCATTGAAGTGGTTTAGAAAACGAGCGGCAACTAGAATGCCGTTGCCTGCCGAGCTCATCATGGACATGTTGGTACTACACAATGGCATCAACATCATGGCGGCTATTTCATTGTCGGTGGACACGCATAAAATTACATCTCGTAGCACTGCGCATTCATCGCTTATGTGGCTACGTGAGCATGGGTATTTGTCCATCAAAGACGGTAAAGACAATCGTCAAAAGTTCTATAGTCTTACTAGCAAGGCGCATAGGTATCTAGGCACAATTGAAGAAGGTACAAAATGAAAGACAACGCAACAATATCAAGAGAGTACACCGAATGGAATATCAAAAACGGCGGCATGGTAACTGCCATGACTATGCGAGACCACCTTGCGGGGTTGGCTATGCAGAGTTTAATTATTGTTTATAAGGACGATAAACAACTTGTTGGTGATTACTCAGAACGCGCTTACTTGATAGCAGACGCAATGCTCAAGGAGCGTGCCAAATGAACTGTTGTAACGACATAGGAACTTGCACACAAGGGCGTGACTGCCCTATACGCAAGCAACGCCAACAGGAAACCAATGATGCGTACATCAAAGGATTTCTGATGGGGCAGGAAGACCCACTAAATGACCTTGCCGACACTTTCAAAGTACTGCTTGCCATGATAGCTGTAATCGCAACACTCACGCTGCTGGCCTACGTTATATAGGGGAAGTGATGACCGGATTTAAATCAAAGAAGGCAGCGGCGCTGGACGAGGACGGGATGTACCTTGTGCATCACACTAAGCGCAAAGACGATCAAGACGACGACATTCAAGTCTACAAGCGCGAGTGGGTAAGCCTGACGGATGAGGAGTTATTACAACTAAGCAATAAATGGAGAATTATCTATGGCGGTCATGTTGATGATTTTGCCAAAGAAATTGAAGCCAAACTCAAGGAGAAGAACGGATGACTAAAGAAGCAAAGGAGAAAAGCATATGAGCCCTGAAGAAAAGCTTAAAGTAATCGAACTACTTGAAGTTAGTTATCAGCAAGGCTGGGACAATGCGCTATCTAAAGTGGCTATTGAGATCTTAAACATGAAAGCATTTCCTGATGACACAACGGCATCATTTGCTGTTTTTATACAACAACGCAAAGGTAAATATGAAAGACCCGCAATTACTAGCTGAATATGTGGCAGGCTTTGACGACGGATGTGACTACGTTATTCATGAGCTTAAGCGCATTCAACGCAAGCAAGGCGAGGACCTTGTTATCGCCGAAGTTATCGCGCAATTACTTAAACTAAAAACTTCATCAGAACATGCACAACACATCCAATAAATACGAGCCACCTACATGGCTATGGCTTACTATCTACGCCCTTTGCATAGCAGTTACACTCTTAGACTTATTCATTTGGAGACCGTAATGCTTACTACAATTCTTATACTGTCATGCTTAATGACCCTAGGCGCACTTACATTAGTGTTTGTAATTCTTCTTTGCTTTCACGTAGGACTAGAAATTCTATGATCTCGCCAAACCACCCTTACATTCGGCGCTTATTGCATCAGTATCATGATGGGTTAACATCAATGCAAATAGCCGAACGTTTAGATCGTAAACGAGACACTGTGTATCGAGCTTTACGCGACATGCCTGATACTTACATTGACAGATGGACAATAGCAAAAATACGACAGCCTTCAGAAGCAGTGTGGTGCGCCGTTGTACCGCCTGAAGACTGCCCTAAACCTACCAAAAAACTGAAAGTAAAAAATGACAAATGACATGTACTCTAAGGTCTTGCAGTTTCGTAACAAACTAAACTTGCCGGTATCACATCAACCGCAATTGCTAGAGCCTGTTCACATCAGCTTTTATGCACGGTTTCTAATGGAAGAGCTAAGCGAGTTGCTTAAAGCCCATGAAAAAGGCAACTTGGTCGATGCTGCCGATGCCATTGCTGATTTAGCCTATGTCACCATGGGCTGTGCGCATCACATGGGTCTGCCACTACCAGAGATTCTTGACATTGTGCATGATTGCAATATGAAAAAAGTCCCCGGTGCTACTAGTCGAGGCACACAGCAAGATGCCACAAAACCTGCAGGCTGGACCGGACCAGAAGAAACTATTGCTTTACTTTTATTTGAAAAAAGTCGAAAATAAGTGTTTACTAGCCAAAAAACCTAGTACAATGCCCTTGTTTACTTCGGTAAACACCTAAACTTCTTAACTACTAAAAGGCTAAAATGAACATCTTCTATCTACACCATCTACCGCAAATTGCAGCACAGTTTCATTGCGACAAGCACGTTGTCAAAATGGTCGTGGAATCATGCCAAATGCTGGCTACGGCTCATCATGAGCATGGCAATGGCCACAATGTTACTTACAAACCTACACATAAAAATCACCCATCGGCAATCTGGACTCGTGCAACTGCTGAGCATTATGCATGGGTAGTTAAGTTGGCCATTAACTTGTGCAAAGAATTTACATTCAGGTATGGCAAAGTGCACAAGTGCTTAGCTATGCTACAAGGCGAGCTCAAAAATCCACCGCCTGCAATTTCTGATAATTACCGTTGGGATAACCCGCCACAATGCATGCCGGATGAACACAAGCACTATGACACAGTGCAGGCATACCGTCGGTACTACCAGTCTAAAAACCCTTTGTGGGCACGTACCTACTATCGTGGCAAAGGTCAGCAGCCTAACTGGATGGGAGCTGGTGATGTCTAGATCAGGGGTTAAATGGGATCATAGGTATTTAAACATGGCTAGGCTGGTTGCCTCATGGTCAAAAGACCCATCCACTAAATGCGGTGCTGTTATCGTAAGCTCTGACAATGCAATTGTGAGCCTAGGCTTTAACGGTTTTCCGCCTAATGTTAAAGACCATGCCGACCGTCTAAATGACCGTGAAACTAAGCTTATGATGACATTGCATGCTGAGACTAATGCTATACTATTTGCAAAGCAAACGCTTAAAGATTGCACAATGTATACATGGCCAATGCAGGCATGCAGTCAATGCGCTGCTATGATGATACAAGCTGGCATTACACAACATGTGTCGGTTATGAATGAAAATGACCGATGGGCTAAGTCATGGAAATTAGCAGACCTTATGTTTAATGAAGCCGGCATTACGCAATACTTTTATCACCCTTCTTTTTTAGAGCGTAAATATGAATCTATCTGAAATAATTAACAAACTTGTTGAGGTAAGAGCCCAACGCACCGAGCTATCCAAGAAAGATGAAGACCTTGGTAAGCAAATTGCAATACTAGAGCGCGATCTTATGCATGCCATGAATGAGGCAGGCACTATGAAAGCGGCATCTGATCTTGGCCATTCGGTTTCAATGAACAAGAACAAACATCCAACCATTACGGATTGGGACAAGTTTTATGCGTATGTCACAACTACAAACAGTTTTGATTTATTGCATAAGAGGCTCAGCAGTACTGCATTTAAGGATCGCTGGGAAGCAGGTGAAGAGATACCCGGCTCTTCCATTGCTGAGATATGGGGCATTTCAATCACTAAGTCACGTAAATAGGAGTTTCTAAAATGGCTAAACCTGAAAATCAATTGGCATTGTTCGAAAATGAACTGGAAAAGCTGGCCGCGGCAAGCATGGTGGCAGAACGTAGTACTGTAGGTACTCAGTTTTTAAGCACCAAAAGCGGTGTGTTAACGTATCGGGATAACCCGATTGCTAACAATCAGATCGAGGTGGTGATCTTAAGCAGCCCTGTTGAGCGGCTGTACTACACTAGCCGGTATGACCCAACAAAGCCTGCAGGTCCGGTGTGTTTTGCGCTTGGCTCAACCATGTCAGACTTAAAGCCTAATGTAAATGCAACTGAAAAGCAATTTGCTACTTGCTCAAATTGCCCTAAAGACCAATGGGGCAGTTCTGCCAATGGTGGCAAAGGCAAAGCATGCGCTGAAAAGCGTAGGCTGTTAATTATGACAGCTGATACCGTTAGCTCGGTTGAAGCAGTAAATGCAGGTGAAGTGGCAGCACTTCGCACACCGGTTACAAGTGTTCGCGGCTTTGCCACTTACTTGCAAAAGATTGCAAGCACTACTAAACGGCCATTGTCGGCTGTTGTTACACGCATTAGCGTAGTGCCAGATGCTAAGACACAGTTTAAAGTTAATTTTGACTTTGTTCGTACCATTGACGACATTAATGTTGTACGCGCTTTAATCGCTCGCAGTGAGAAAGAACTGGCCAATGCAATTGCAACAGCCGGCGTTGAAGAAGACACTGATGTTCCTGTAACAGCAGAAAAGTCGAGCAAGTACTAGCATGATGGATCCAATCTTCCTTGACTTTGAGTCCGAGGCGATTGGTCCACGTCC